CACTTGAACTGGAAATCAGCACCCATTCTTATTAAGTCATATCTCACTATAGCCGTAATTTTGCTTATGTTTATTACAAGCATGGGTATTTTTGGATTTTTAAGTAAAGCACATATTGAACAAACTAGTGCGGCCAGTGAGAACGTTGCTCAAATTGAACGTATAGAAGAAAGCATTGTTCGAAATAAAGTAATTATTACTAAAGCAGATGATAAAATTATCAAACTAGAGACAGTAGATGATACTAAAGATGAAGGAATACAAGAAAAAATACGTATAGAGCAAGAAAGAATTAATACAGCATACAGTGGCGTACAACCATCAATTGATGAACAAAATGCAATTATAATAGCAGAGGCTGAAGCCAAAGCAAATGCTATAAAACCGTTTGAAAACGAAATAGCCAAAATTGATAAAAAACAAGCATTACTAGATGAATATTCTGTAAATGGCGAAGTTGAAAAAATGCAAGGATTATTAGGTGTTACACAAGACGGTCGTATTGGTTGGAACACTAGAGAAGCATTAAGAATATGGAAAGAAGATAGTTTTCAGGCTAGACGTTTGGCGGTTTTCATGTTAAATAAAGTTAGGTCAGAATTTGACAATTCTGTTACAGAAAATGCTAGAGCTGAAATTAAAAGAATTAGAATGATAGCAGAACAACAAATTTCAGATTCTAATGCATTAATTACTAGACTTAGAGCACAACTAGGCCAAGGACAACAAGAAGATAATACAGCATTAATAGAAATACAACGTAATTTAATTTTAAGTTCTGAAATTAAGTTAGATGAACTATATAATTCAAAGTATGAATTAGAAGGCGAAAGTAGACAATTAGAAGCAGAAGTAGGACCTGTTAAATATATTGCAGAATTAGTATATGGCGAAGCCGCAACAAGAAGTGTTCTCGAAGACACAGTTCGCTATGTTATATTAATATTAGTAGCAGTATTTGACCCATTAGCAATAGCACTTGTTCTTGGAGGTGTATCAGGACTAAGAAAACTTCAATTAAAGGAAACAAATGAAAGATATCAACCACAGAAACCCCAACCACAACCCCCCAAAAAAAGTAAAACTAGTACAGGTGGAAAAGATGTCACCCGTACTAAGAAAAATGATTTGGGTATTAAGAAACACAGCGAAGCTCCCGAAAAACCTATTGTTCAAGATAAAATACATGAAACATTAATAGGTTCTAATGAAGATAAAGACGTAGTACATGTCGACGAAAAAGGCAGAGAGTATGTCATTGACAGTCACGGTAGTAGAAAGTATCTTATTGACCCAAAGCAGTATGATTTAAATGACGAATATAAACTTTTAAAACAACAAAAGAAGATTTAAATGAAATTAGACAATAGCAGTTACACTGTAACGCCACCAGATCTTTACATGACAGAACATGGAATAAGTATTATGGTTTCAAGCACTAACAATGATTTAATTTCTTCAATAAAAGAATTATTTGAAAAACTTATAGCAACAAGTATTGTTTTCCTAGTACAAGATAAAAAAACTAATTCAGGGACATTACCTTGGATATGGAATAATTCCAAAACATGTGATTTTATGATTATTGATGTAGATACGTGTGCATGGGAAGATATCATGACAGGTTTATTAAAATCAAAAGAATCACAAAATACAGTACTATTTTACAGCGATAAATATAAAAGAAGGGAAACTGTAAAATTAATTAATGCTACAGGTACTAATTTAGTTGTTAGGTCATTAACTGACATTAATAATTATATAAAAGTACAAATGAGCCCAGAATATATTAATGAAAAACTTTAATGAAATCTAGTACTGCCACAATTTGCAATTTCTGCAATAAAGACGCAACACAAGTAAAAAAACTATTAGCAGGTGAAAATGGTACCCATATTTGTAGTGAATGTGTAAAGCTCTGTCATGGCATTGTTACAAATGAACCAGTAATTACAACCACTGTTATTAATAAACCATTTGAAGTTCCTACACCTAGAGAAATACATGATGATTTAAATAGGCATGTTATTAGTCAGGACCGTGCAAAAAAGACATTAAGTGTAGCGATATACAATCATTATAAAAGAATTACATCTAACACAGAAACTAACTTAACAAAAAGTAATGTTTTACTTGCAGGACCCACAGGAACTGGTAAAACATTAATGGCGCAAACACTTTCAAAGTTTTTAGGTGTGCCTATGGTTATTACAGATGCTACAACTATTACTGAAAGTGGGTATGCAGGAGAAGATGCAGAAGTACTAATACATAAATTATTTCAAGCCGCAGATTATAATATACAATTAACTGAGCAAGGAATTATATATGTTGATGAAATAGACAAAAAAGCCAAACGTAATGACTATGTTAGTTTAAGTAGGGACGTTTCAGGTGAAGGTGTACAACAGAGCCTTTTAAAGCTCATGGAAGGTACAGTAGTAAATGTTCCTAACAAACCGAAACATAATCCAGAAAAAGTAAAAATTGATACTACCAACATACTATTTGTAGTTGGTGGTGCATTTATTGGTTTAGAAGATGTTGTAATTAATAGATTAGGGAAGTCAAGAATAGGTTTTAATGAGTCTAAAGACGATAAGATAGACAATTGGCAAGACTATTTACAAACAAAAGATTTAATAAAATACGGTTTAATACCTGAGTTTGTAGGGCGTTTACCTAGCGTAAACGTGCTAAATTCGTTAAATAAGCATGATTTAACTAGAATACTAACAGAACCCACTGATTCTATAATAGACCAAATAAAAGAGCTATTTTTACTTGACAAAATACAAATAGAGTTTACAATAGTAGCATTAGAAGAAATTGCTAATATTGCTATAAAAGAAGAACTAGGTGCAAGAGGATTACGTAAAATATTAGATGACGCACTACTTGAAACGCAATATAAGTTACCAGAATTATATAACCAAGGTGTAAGAAAAATTATTATAAATGAACAAGTGATTTTAAAAACTGCAGAGCCACAATTTATCAATACTAATAATGCATCGAAATAAGCCTTTTAAAAAAAGATATAAAGGTCCTTTTGTTATAGCTAACGAAAGAATAAAACACAACACAGTTAGAGTTTCCTTTCCAGACGGCAACAACCAAATACTGTCTATTAATGATGCAATAAAAGAAGCTCAAAATGTAGGTTTAGATTTAGTGTTAATTGCTGAAAGAGCAACACCACCAGTTTGTAAAATAACTGAATTAAACAAACATATATATGAGTTAAAGCAAAGAGACAAATTGGCTAAAAAGAAACAACGTGAAAGTATTATTGAGACTAAAGAAATACGAATGGGTATAAACATTGATACTCATGATTTGGAAACTAAGGCTAAAATGGCTCGTAAATTTTTGGATAAAAATAACAAAGTAACAGTCACAGTTATTTTACGTGGCAGAGAACGTGGTAGACAAAATATGGCAAAAGAATTGTTAAATTTGTTCGCAAATACCTTAGAAGTAGAATATGAGAGAATTATTACTCATAGTAATAGAGTATCGGGCACAATATCAAGTATAAAATAATGTTAAAAACACTATAACAAGGGTTTTTTATGGTTGACAAGTAAGAAATCTTACGTTATACTATATGTAAGTTAATAATTAAACAAACGAATAAATATGGGAAAATATAAGAAAAACTATAGAGACGAACAAGCCGGTGATGGACTAACTGTAATAGTTAGAAACAATAATGTTGAACAAGCCATTAGAAAACTTAAAAAGATGGTTTTAAAGTCTGGTATTATGAATGAAGTACGTGAACGTAGATACTTTATCAGTAATACAGAAAAAAGACTTAAAGCAAAAGCCGCAGGACGTGCTAGACATCGTAGACGTATAGCGAAAGATACTATAGAGAAAAAAAGACTATATTAATACGTTTTAACTGAATTTATGTGCATTTGTGCATAAATAACAATGTGTAATAGAACTGATTTCTGTTATACATAGAATGCCGAAAGGGTTCTAAAAAATCTTGCTTAATAAAGGAGAAAAGATATGACAAGACTAACAACACTAAATCTTCCAGATTTTTATAAAGCTACAATAGGCTTTGATAGATTATTTGATGACTTAACTACAACGTTTGCATCAAATACTTCAGGCGGTTACCCACCTTACAATATTGTAAAAGTGAGTGACAGTAGTTATTCAATTAGCCTAGCAGTCGCAGGCTTTGATAAAGACGAAATAAAAGTCGAACAAGACGGTAACCAACTTTCAATCAATGCTGAAAAGAAAGACAGCAAGGAAGAGATTGAATATTTATATAAAGGCATAGGAACTAGAAACTTTAGAAGAGAATTTAGTTTAGCTGATTATGTAGAAGTTAAATCGTCTAAGTTAGACAATGGTATCTTAGTAGTCACATTGGAACAAAATATTCCAGATGAAAAGAAACCACGTTCTATTAAAATAGACTAAGGTAAATAAATGACTCAAGCATCAGAACAAGGCGTAGCAGATATTGTTAAATTAAAATTACCGTCAAGGTATAATGTTATTTTACTTAATGATGATACTACTCCACAGGAGTTTGTAGTTAATCTTTTACAGAATATTTTTAATAGATCTTTAGAAGAAGCAAACTCTGTGATGCTTGAGGTTCACGAAAAGGGCCGCGGCATAGCAGGCACATATAGCTACGAAGTAGCAGAACAAAAATGTGTAGAAACCATAACTAACGCAAGACAGAATCAATTTCCGTTAGACGTTACAATAGAAAAAGTAGAATAAAATATTAAATAATGAATATAGCAATCACGCAACGTGTGATTGAATTTCAAAATGGACCGTATGACAGCATTGATCATGGATTTTATGAAATGTTTTCGGGTCATACGTTACAACCCATTCCTAATCACTTAGAACATTATAAAACAAGTACAGTAGTTGATAGTGACTTAGTGGTATTTACAGGTGGTAATAGTATGATGCCAAATAGTTGGCAATACAATGAAAATCGTTTACGGGTAGAAAAGCACACGTTAGATTTAGCAAAACTCTATGATAAGCCAATATTAGGTATTAGCCGAGGATGCCAATTTCTGACGGTAGCACTTGGCGGAACTTTAGAAAAAAATGGTAGACATGCACATGATCATAGTGTAAACTATAAGGATAGTAGTGTTGAAGTTTGCAGTAGGCATGAAGAGGTGCTAAGTAAAATTCCACCTGGAGCAACATGTTTAGCAACAGATGAGTATGGATATTGTGAGAGTTGGAAATTAGATAATATAATAACTGTATTATGGCATCCAGAACGAATGAAAACACATTGGCTTCCATATGAAGCATACGGAATATTAGGATTATGAAAATAGGATTTACTTGTTCAACATTTGATTTACTTCATTCAGGGCATATTGAGATGTTAAGAGAAGCAAAAAATACTTGTGATCATTTAATTGTTGGATTACAAGTTGATCCAAGTATTGATAGGCCAGAAAAAAACAAGCCTATACAAAGTTTAGTAGAAAGACATGCTCAATTAAGTGCTGTAAAGTATGTTGATGAAATAATACCATACCAAACTGAAAAAGATTTACAAGATATAATATCTATGTATCCAATTAATATTAGAATATTAGGTGAAGAATATAGAACAAAAGATTTCACTGGTAAAGAAATTTGTAAATCAAGGGATATACAAATTCATTTTAATAAAAGAGACCATAGATTTAGTACAACAGATTTAAGAAAAAGGGTGTGTGAAAATGAGAATTGAAAATGATACAAAATATGATTATAGTGATGTATTAATTCGTCCAAAACGTAGTACATTAGGTTCACGTAAAGATGTAGATTTAGAACGTGGTTTTAAATTTCGTAATTATGAAGGTAAAACTGTAGACAATTACAGGCATTATCGTGGTATTCCAATTATGGCAAGTAATATGGATGGCGTAGGTACATTGGAAATGGCTGATAAACTTGCTGAACAGCATATGTTTACATGCCTTGTTAAAACATTAGCAGTAAGCGAGTTAGTTGATTATTTTAATACCAGACGAGAACATGTAGCAATGAGTATTGGTATATCTGATACTGACCTAGCAAAGTTTAATGGAGTATATCAACAAGTTGGTGATAATCTAAAGTATGTCTGTATTGATGTAGCAAATGGTTATAGTGAACGGTTCAGTAATTTTGTTAGAAAGTTTAGAAATAAATATCCACACGTAGTAATCATTGCAGGTAACGTAGTTACAGGCGAAATGACTGAGGAATTAATTCTTAATGGAGCTGACATTGTTAAAGTGGGTATTGGACCAGGATCAGTATGTACAACACGTATACAAACTGGTGTTGGATATCCACAATTATCAGCAGTTATTGAATGTGCAGATGCGGCACACGGGCTTGGTGGACATATTATCGCTGACGGCGGTTGTACTTGTCCTGGTGATGTGGCTAAAGCATTTGCTGGCGGAGCCGACTTTGTAATGTTAGGCGGAATGTTTGCAGGACATGATGAAGGTGGTGGTAATCCGGTTACTAGAGATGGTGAAAAATTTATACAATTTTACGGAATGAGTAGTGATGCGGCAAATAAATTACACTTTGGTGGACTTAAAGACTACAGAAGTAGCGAAGGAAGAGAAGTTCTTGTTCCGTACAGAGGACCAATAGAAGGAACTACTCAAAATATACTAGGCGGAGTGCGTAGTACATGCACATACGCAGGCGCACAGCGTCTTAAACATCTAATGCGATGTGCAACATTCATAATGGTTAATAATCAATATAACCACACATACGAATCAACAACAATAAAATAACTACATACTTAACTAGATAAATAGTTGTATGAGCAAGGTACACCTATTATCTGAATTAATATCTAAATTGCAACACTTTGAGACGCAAGAAGAGAAGTTTGAGCTTTTATCCACATATCATAAAGAACCTATATTAAAACGAATAATAACTATAGCATATAACCCATGGATTGATTTTGGAATGCAAGATTTTGTTCCAAGACGACATGGTAAACAATTTGGTATGGGTTTAACAAAGTTCTTACATCTTTTAGTCGACATAATTGACGAAAAATATAGTGAAAAAGAAAAACTCTTTTCTTGTAATATGGCAATGAATCATATAGATGAGCGTGATGCTGGCTTATTTCTTAGTCTGTTAAAGCAAGAATTAGATTTAGGATTGGAACCAGAAACAATAAATCGTGTGTGGCCTGGATTAATAATGGTTTATCCAATAAGTAATCCTACTTCAGGTGATTATAAAACATTTAGTAAGTATCCGGCCGCGGTACAACCTATTAGTAGAGGATTAAGAGTTAATGTAATAGTACACAAAGGTATAGTTACATATAAAAATTCTCAAGGTGAAGATATTAATGGTTGGGAAATATATAACGAACAATTTATTCATTTAGCACAAAGTAATAGCATAGTATTTGATGGACATGCTGTAGTGGCAAATGGAATAACTATAGTAGAAACTGATAATGAAAAAGTACTAAAAGCCGATCCAGAAAATATTAAATTTGTATTTTGGGATGTAGTGCGTTATGATGGATTTATAAAAGGTGAAGATACACGTATAGGTTACAATTGGCGTCACAATGGACTTGAACATATGATTATACTTGCATTAGATAAGAACAAAGTGCCTTGTTATGATATACTAAAAGCTGATTTAGTTGGTAGTGACGAGCAGTTAGAATTAACTGTTAAAAAATTTAAAGGGAAATGTGTTATTAAAAGTTTAGAGGGTACATGGGTGCGTGGAAATGACCACACACAAATTATTTACGAGCTTTCTTAATTTTCTTAACATACTGATTTCCAGGATGGTCATATATAGCATCAAACATTTGAAACTTACTAAATGCCTTTAATGTACCTCTAACTCTATCAATAAACCGTTGCCACGGTGTCATATTTGTTTTAATTTTAAGATCATATGTTATATAATGAAGTTGCCCAATATGTGTATAATATCCAAATGGTGGTACTCTACAAATAAGGTCATTGTTATTTACAATACGATAAGCCTCAATATCATCAAATTGTTTAGCCCAATAACCATCTCCAACTCTTGGAGATCCAAATGTATATAAAACTAAGTCTGCATCAAGTTCATGTAATCTACTAGCACATATAGTTGCCATTGCGGCACCTAAACTGTGTCCAGTTATTACAACTTTTTTAGTTTTGTATTTTTTTCCTAACCATTTAGTAACTTGCGGCCATAGTTTATCTAATTCTGTTTTAAATCCAGAATGAACATTACCTTGTGTTTCACTTTCAGATGGCCATGCTTTAATATCAGCAAGAAAATCTTTAAAAGCCGCGGATATAGAAAATTCACCATCATCTTTAGCACCAGTTCCTCTAAATGCTAAAATAATATAATCATGCATTACTATTCCATAGCCTTCGGCATTATCATTATCAAACATCTTTATACTTGAATATTTAATTTTATTAGTTTTTAAGTATTCAGTTACTGTATTAAGATCGTTATATACTATTTTAGAAATATTTCCACATAGTTCTGCTAATTGCCAATTTATATTGTATTTCATTATAATGTATTTAGTTAATTTGTGTTCGTTTATTTTAATCGTTTTTCAGCCATTTGCTCGGCTATTAAATTTGTTGGAACATCGCTGTCTGCTGCAATTTTTAAACATATTAAAGCTCTATCATAGATTCCATCAATCATATTTGCTACATGAAAATCTGAAGGTAGACGACTAAAGTCTTTATATGCGTCAATTACTCCACCTGCATTAACAAGAAAATCTGGAACATTTATAATTCCTTTATCTTTTAATGCATAACCAACCATTGAAACACATAATTGATTATTAGCGGCACCACACAAGATTTTACATCGTAATCTTTCAACAGTTTCCTTATTAACTGACCCACCTAATGCACACGGAGCAAAAATATCACACTCAACATCATATATATCATCGGGTTCTACAATTGAAGCGTCATACTTTTCTTTTACTTCCAAACATTTGTCTTTATTTATATCTGTAACTGTTAGTATTGCACCTTTATCATGTAACATTCTGGCCAGTGACATTCCTACATGGCCTAGTCCTTGAATAGAAATATGTAAATCTTTTAAACTTTGCCCAGGAGCCATTTCTTGTCTTAGGAAATTAACTGAAGCTTCCATTCCCCTTATTACTCCGAATGCAGTTGCAGGGCTTGGATCTCTGTCTGTTAATAAAACATGTTTAGTCATTTCATTGATTATTTGC